GAGTTTTGGTCGAAGCCGCTCGCTAGTAGGGCCGTTCTGGAGTTGGTCCCCCCGCTCCGTTGCTCCGGCCATGAACGCGGGCGGCTAGCTTGTTCAGCGCTTCTGACATCGTCCCGATCGCTACGGCTCTATCGGGGAACTGGCATATGTCCGGATGATAGGCGAGCTTGTGCAGCTCGGCTCGGATGGGTCCGAAATCGGGCATTGACGGTCTCCGATGTTCTGGTATTGTTCTCGGGCGTAGGGTCGTGCGACTCTGAGCCAGTGATGCGGCCCTACGCAGCCAGCATTTCCGGGCAGACGGTGACGCGCCCGACTTGGCCGAACCGCTTGTGATAGGTGATCGACTGGGCGGCTCGCTCGGCAATCCATCCGCCGCGCGCTGTATAAGCGTCTCGGGCGGCCAGCGTGGGATGCTGGATCACGGTAGCCCCGTTGTATTCTTTCTCATCCGTATGGTGCCGGTGGCCGCAATGTAGATAGGCCCGCGTCGTCTGCCCCCATTCGGCCCGGAACTGAGCCGCGAATAGCAAGGGTAGCGCTTCGTTCTTGACCTTGTGGCCGTGGTGGAAGCCGAGGAACGTATCGCCCCAAAGGAACGTGTAGAACGGCAGCGCGGACGTATCGACAGTGGCCCGTGGCTCACCCTCATATAACGCTGAAAACATCTGCCGCAGCCATACCGAGCCGGACTCGTCGTGGTTGCCCTCGGCGATAATCAACCGCACTTGGTCATGCCGTTCGAGGGCGAAGCTGACGAGCTGGCGAATGGCCCTAATGGCGACGGCAACGATCTTCGGATAACGGCTGTCCGCGTCGAGGATATGTCCGTGCGCCGGCGTGGCCGGGATCAGTCCGTCCGTATGCAGGAGGTCGCCTTGGAGGTTGATGACGGCGGTGTGGGCTCGCGGAGATTGCGTGACCATCGCCCGGAAGCCGTCAACCAGCGTTCGCTCGGCGATCTTCAAATCCCAGTCGGCTCCACCCTCTTCGCGCCAGGCCAAACAGCCTAGGTGATAGTCGGTAAAGGTGTAGAGGTTGCACAATTCGCTCTGAGAGGCCCGTGGAGGGGTCACAGAAGCGATCCGAGGCAGTTTGGCACTCATCGCCGCATAGGCGGCCTCGCGGGCCTCCTCGGCCTTCTGACGGTCTAGCGACTCTTTCTCCCAAACCAGCACATCTTCGCCGGTCTGTAGGTTCTTCAGTGTCGAGCGCCCGGTGACAATGAACGGGCTGCGGATTTCACGGTAGGACGCCCAGCCCTTGAGCGTGCTGACTGCTACTCCTAGTTCGTCGGCTGTCCGTTGGGCGTTGCGGTTGTTCCGTTCGTAAACGGGGCGCAGTTGGTCGGCTGAGAGCACACGGAGTCCTCCGATAGTTTCGCCAGTAGTTCGGTCATTTCGTCGGGGATTGGTTCGAACAGCGGCTCGCTGTAGAGCTCGCGAAGTGTCTTCACTGGAGCAGCATCCTGCCGAGCGCGACCGCCGCAGCGCCTACAGGCGTTCCGACCAGCGCCCAGGCAAGCCGTCCGCCAAGCGCCAAGCCCCGGCGTTCCCCGCCTCGCTCCGCCTCGCGTTTCTCGATTCCGCTGATGCGCTCGCCATGGGAATTGAGCCGCCCGTCGATCGCTGAAAATCGCTGGTCGTGCTGATCGTGGCGGAGATTGGAGAGGTCTAGCTTCCCCTCCATCCGGGTCAGCTTGACGAGAACGCTTTCGTTTTCGTCGCTCATTGATCCACCCTGATACGCATGGGTTACTCCTCGCTCTTTCGCTTGTGCGACTTGCGCCAGACGCCGCATAGGGCGTAACATTGGAGGGATGCTGTTGAAGGCCGTTATCGCCTATGCTGGGTTCCTCGCGATTGGCGGCTTTGTCATGATTGCGGATGACCGGCTGAAGTTCGAACCACGGCGACTGTTGGCGATCGCGATAATCCCGGCGATAATGGGCGCGGTCCTGATAACCCTGCTTCCCTAGAAGCCGGTTTGCGCCCAATAGGAGACCGTCAGCACCGGAATGTCCGTCGCGTGCCCCAGCCACACAGCCGGGCCAATCCGATCCGGCGCGGTCGTTAGATAGGTAGTCTGAGAAATCGATTGGAGGGCCTTGAAGTTTTTCCCATCGCCGCTTCGGTAGAAATTCAAGGTCGTTCCCACCCGAGAAATCTTTAGCCAGGCATCGAAGACAGCGGGCCCGAAGACGAACTTGGCATCGCTGGTATAGGTGCCTCCGATCGTCTGGCGCCTGATTTGGTGATTGGTCTCGGCCTCGAACAAAAGCATGCAGTGCGCTTTGCCCGTGGCGCTTTCGTAAAGGATCAGGCCTCCGGCTTGGTTGTTGTTTGGGAGCGACGTGAGTTGAACCCTGGTGGTCACGCTGAAATCTGTGCCCACCGCTGGAAGTGACTTATAGCCGCCCCTGATGATCGCCGAGGCGCTGGCAGAGCCGGTTGTGACCACCAAGCCGACATCAGTGTCGTCTGTAAGCGTGGCGCTGTTGCCGTCGCCGCTGAAGAGAGTGAAGTCTGAGGCATGCGGGGGACTGAATCCGAAGGGCGCGCCGATATACGTTTTGATAGCCGAGGCTGCTACGCGGCGTGAGTTGCCGGACCCGTTCTCAATCTCAAATAGGTCCGTTGCCGAAACCGTGCTCGACGATGTGAGGTCGCTGATCTTCTTGTCGGCCACTTACAAGGTCTCCTGGGTTTTGCGGCGGTTTCCTGCTTCGTCGCCCGCAAGGACACGTTGGTCTGTTCCGCTTTGCATGTCGCCGGCGGGCTTGCGGATGTTGGTGACGATCGACCCGCTAGGAGGCTGCTGGAGCAGGGTTGAGATCGGGAAAGGGATCACGAGAATGCTTTGGCTAGGTTGCAAAGGATGCGGCCTGATGCCGTGACCACGTAGGAGATGCAGTCGATCGCCCCAGCCGTGGTTGAGAGCGTCGGAGAGCCGCCAGGGAACTTCCAATTACTACCGTACGCCATCGTCCTGGAGCCGGTGCCGTCCTGTGTAATCTCGATGATGCCGGATTGCCCGACCTTGAAGTTGGACGGATTGGCGAGGGTGGCGTTGTGAGCCAGCGTCAACGAGAAGTTGAAGCCATTATTGCCGTCAGGAGTAACGGTCGTTCCGCTAGTCAGCGCTTGTGGCGCCGCCGCCGCGTATATCTTGGCCGGTGAGACGTATGTGGAAGTTGAACTCCCAGCCCATATTTGCGAGCTGGTGGCCTCAGCGGCGCCAGCGCTCACCGCGCCCCAAGCTGAACCGTCGTATTCATAAACCAGGTTCTCGTCCTGGAGGTAGCACCGCGTACCCTCGATCGGCGTGACGAATGCCCATGCGGTATTCAGGTAGAAGGCGAGCTTCTTCGCCTTCCCCGCCCAAGCGCCAGTCGGACTCGCCGCCACAATGTAGCAATCGCCATCGGCCGGAGAGCCGGGAGGCGCGGTGAGATCCTTGTCCTTTGCGATGAAGTAGGACGCGCCCTGTTCTAGATAACGGTTCTCTTCGTTGACGGTTGTTTCGGGCACGGCTTGGCCGGCCGCAAGCTCGGTAAATCCGAGCCTCGGTGATGCGGTCATTAAGCGTCCTTTTAGGCTGCTAGGGCGAAGCCGCGACCGGCAGTGTCGCTCATCTGATAGACGTTGAACGTCGGTAGGGCCGGGAGAGTGATCCCGTCCGCCGTCGCCATCGCCGAGGTATAAGTGAACGTGTTGGTGTCGCTTACCGTGATCGTCCGCTTGAGCGTGGAGCCGTTGTAAACGTCCACCTCATACTCTTCCGAGTTTTCCGAAAGCGGAATGGTCGAGCCGCCGTTCCACGCGCCACCAACCCGAGTCCGGCGAGTGATCGTGCATTGCAGGTCGGTTCCGTCATAATACATCTTCAAACTCGCCGGGGCGTAGGGCTTCAGCGTGTTTCCGTCGTAAGTCAGGTCAATGGTCGTTGCACCGTCAACGTTGCGGCCGGGTGATTGGGCTTTGAACGACATATCGTTGCCGATTTCGTCGGTACCGATTTCGGTCGGTATTGCGGCGGAGAGGACAAGGAACTGATCCCCATCGGCATGATTGCCGACATTGCCCTCTGTCCCCCGGCGTCCGCGCTTGAGGCCGGACAGCGTATAGACATTCGCCTCACCCGCCGTTCCCGTCAGGGTGGCGGTGGTGAACTGGATATATTCCCAGCGATCATCGTCACCCAGGGCGCAAAGGTTGAGCATCGTGTCCGCGTCAATCTCGGCTTCAGTGGCGTTGGTGAGGGTCCCGTAAACCTGGACCTCGACCGTATTCCCGCGATCCCACAGGTTGGGATTGGCCGATGCAAGAGCCTCGGTCGCAATCCCCCAGGTCGCATCGCCAGTGGACTCTACGTAGCCGTAAAGGTCGTCATAGGTGCCGTCATCACCGCGATAGATCGCAGCCCCCGCCCAGCTCGCCGTGTAGCCGCCGGCCGCGTAGTATAGGATCGGGTTCACGTCATTGTCCGCATCCTGAATTAGCGGGGCATCCAGGATGAAGCCCTTGGTCGGCCCCGGAATGTAGATGGTCTCGGGGTCGCGCCCGTCCATCGTCGCTCCGGCCCGGCCATTGAGCAGCGATAGCGTGATTTCGTCCCTGACCCACTCGCATTCCAGCGCGTTGGGCGTGATTGTCAATTTGTCGAGGCGGACGTTGCGCGTAACCCCGTCGAGGTCCAGCGTCTTAACGTCACCCGGCTCTAGCGCCAAGGCTTGATGAGTCAGGGCGTTCTTCGGGCGCTCGCGGCTGTTCCACAGGCGGCGCAGCATTCGGTCGCCCTTTTGTTGGGCGCCGTCTGGCGTATCGACGTAAGTCGAGAGGTCGATTGTCTCCTCGCGGCGCGAATCTGCTGCTAATTGCGGACGCTGCGAAATTGCCGTGTTGGTCTGTTGGTCCTTGCCCTCGTCCGCGAAGTTGAACGTCAGCCTTAGCGGAATGTCGGTGTCCTGTTGGACCATGACCGAATAGCGATCGGGATTCCTGACAAAGTCGTCTGTGAGCAAGGTTCCTGACGAAGCGGACCCGCGATTCAGGAATTGGACGCTGAAGTCGTGCGGCCTTGCATCCACATCATGTATATCCAGGAGCGGAGCGAGCATGTCCTTGCCCGAACCCTGCGTCACCGAATAGCCGATGACTGTCTGTGTTAGGGCCGACGAATCCTGACCGCTTAGCCCGCACCAGTCCGATACATCGTCAACCACATCACGAAGCTGGACGCCGCTTGAGTCGATGCGATCTAGATAGCGCCACGTTACTTCGTTAGTGCCAAATTCGTGTGTAACCAGGGCATGATTTACGATGTCGTAAGAGCCCCCGGTCATCGACTGGGTTACCCAGTCCAACGGATTGACGGTGCGGATGATTTCCAAGGTCTGCGTATTGATCTCAGTGAAACCAATCCACATCGTCACCGCGCCCGGCATCACAGCATTAAAGGCGGGGCCGACGTATGCCTGAGGAACGCTCATCGCTACCGGCCCAGCCAAAACAGTGGCCGGGTCCTCGGCGTCGAGCAGATAAATATTATCGGCCTGCCAAATGAGAATCCCGCCATTCCCGTTGTACATTCCGAACGCGGGCCCGCCGGCAGTCGCAACGGAACCAATGGGTGCAAATTGATTGGGAATCAGCCGAGCGACAGTGAGATTGTCTTCGGAGATTGCATCGACGCCGCAAGCCCAAACAGACGCTCCCGGCGGCCCTTCAAAAAAGTAAGTCGGCGCGAAGCTCGTTGTAATCGGCGTAACGGTCGCATTTCCGTAAAGGCCGTAATATGTATCGTTAGTAGTGGCCGGATAAAGCAGGAGACTTCCTGCCACATACCGAAGGCCGGTTCCATAGGTGCCGAAGCCGAGCGGGGTTAGATTGGCTGCGCCGCCGCCGTCCGCAGCATATCCCCACAAATACTCAGTGACACCGCCGGTCTTTGAAAAAACATGCCCCGGCCCCGCTGCGATCCCATCGGTGGGCGCGATCGACTTTGCGGCGATGACCGTCCTGGTCGGCACATCCCATACGTAAAGGACATTGCCGTCCTCTTGGTACATAAGCGTGCGATCAGGACTGAATACACCATTGATTCCTGAGCCCCCACCACCCTTGATTTCATAGGGAAAGTTATTGGTTTCGTTGTGGATCGCCTCGACCGAAATCTGGGGGATGCGATTCCCAAACTTCTCCAGTGGCACTTCTTCGAATACGATATACGCCGACCCGGTATAGGCCGGGCACGTTCCCGCCCCGTAGCGGTCTTCGCACCAATCCTCGATGCGGGGATCGGGCGTCGTCTGCGTGCCGTCATAGACGCGGTAATTCTTGCCGGGCTGAAGCTTGACGCCATCACGGTTCCCGAACAGCGCCCCAATCGAAATCGGTCCGACCGAAGTCAGGTCGTAAACGAGGTGCTTATCCAACCAGATGCGGGAGACTGAATCTATCTCGTGATCGCAAATCAGGACGGCCCAAGTCCCGTAATACTTATACTCCTGGAACTTGCCGCCCTTGGTCTTCGATGTGACCTTTTTCTCGCGAAGATGCTCCGCCCAGATGATCTGCGGCTGAATGCGGCGCTTGCCCCAGAAGCGGGGGATTGGCGTTCCGTAGTCCGCCAGCGCAACCGAAAGGTCATCAAGGCGCGGGCCCTTGATCTTCCGCGACATGGCGAGGGCCGTTTGAGCCGCCATCAACGCCACGGTCACGACCAGCTTGGGGATCATTTCCATCTCCAAACTGAGTCGAGGGGGAACTTGTGAAACAGGACACAAAGGGGCCGGCAGCGGACGCCGCTACTGGGAAGAGCGCTCCATGCCCGATCGTCCCCGGCGTAGATCGCAATATGCCCCGGCTTGCCGTCCCAGTTGCACAGCAGAATATCGCCGGGCTTCAGCTTTTTCACTTGGCGAAAGAGCTTGGCAAGGCCTTCCCGCAAGCGATCTGCGGGAACGCCGTCCCGCTTCGTCAGGCTGTAATCCAGCGCCAGCGCATATTCGCTATCCGCCTCAGGAAAGCCGAGCTGTTCGGCCACGCCCCACAGCAGCCCCTTGCAATCACAGCCAGCCCCCTTGGCCTTGGCGTGCGGATGGAACGGCGTTCCATCCCAACCCTGCAATGCCTCCGCGACCAAATCGCCTCTAGCCATTGCCCTGTCCTGGGAAGGCGGTCTTGAGAACCTGATCCGACCCCGGAACTTCGGGATAGCCGCCGAACTGGACTACGTTGTTATAGGTCTTGCACGTCGGCACACCGACAACCGAGGACAGCCGCAGCTTCGAGCAGCCGTTGCGAACGGTGAACGTGTCGCCAATCGCAGGCTCTTCGGCCAACGGTGAGAACAGGACAATCGCCCCCAGCGAAGTCCAGTCCTCGATTTCGACCGTTGTTCCGGCATTCACCCCGGTCAGGCCGATAACCGTTCCCATGTTGAAGAAGTCGTCAGCATAGGAGCCGGAGAACGAAACGATGAAGTGCATCGCATCGTTGACCGCCGTGACCGTCCCCGTAATCTCCGTGGCCGTCGCGGTGCAATTCACCCCGTCAGCGAAGTCTTTCCAGCATTGGTTCGTAATGACCCGCCCAACCGTCTGATTGTAGCGGTCGATGTCCGATCGGATTTCGAGCGTGAACTTGCCGCCCTCGATCCGCGCCTCGCGAACGTCGCCGGCCATGAGCTTGATCGCACCAGCCGACAGATCGCGCCAGTTGACCTGGAACAGGCGGGCGCGGGCGTTATTGAACTTGCCACCCAGCAGTCCAGCTATTGTGAAGTCGTCGTTGACCGGGCCGGTGACTTCGTAATTATCCGCGTCCAGCCCGCACGACAGCGCGACGTTAGAGGTGAAAATGCCCGTGTCTGACTGATATGTTTTCGCGCCATCGCCGATGTCGAATACGAGGTCGCTGTCGTGGTCGGTGATGCCGACGCTCGTCCCGTCCGCAAGGTCGAGCAGGAGCATGTTGCAGCGGGTGTGCGAGCGTCCGGCGAGGTGAGAAGTTAGGCTGGCGGATAGCGTCCGGGCCATTCACTTCTCCTCGAAAGTATGCTACTCAGCGGCTATGACTGATCGCGGAACAAGCTATATCGTTTACGATGATGTGCCGCTGGAGCGGTTCGAGAACTTCACCCTCCCGCCGATGCCGGCAAAGGATGTCGTCCTGCTGCTCGCTGGCATTTCGCCTTGGGACTATTCGCGGATTGATCTGCCGCCCGATGTGGCAGCCGAAGTGCGGAAACTGCTCGTTGATGGCATGATGCCTGAGAACCCGAAGGCTGAGAGGGCGGAAATCGAGGCATTTGTGGATGGCGCGGTTGCCGATGTCCGCGCCACCATCACTCCCCCAGCACCTCTTTCAGCGTGAACGTGTCGATGTGCCGCAAATGCGCCGCAGGGGCGGTGATTTGTAGCGGGCTGTCGAAGCGAACCTTGACCAACTCCCCAGCGATGAAATCGTAGAACTGGAAAGTGTCCAGCCCCCGGTTCGTGTCGGCCCACATGCGAGTGACGGAATCGTAATTGGTCGTATCGCCGGCCGTAATCCCTAGTGCCGAATTGCCCACATTGGTCGTGGCAATGGAGATTTCCCAGCGCCGCGCCTCGTTCGAAGCGCGCAGGTTGCGAACCTCTTTCCCGCCGTCCGTGGTGACGATTTCCAGCGAGTCCTGATTGTGAACCCTAACCGCGCCGATTTCGATGTTCCGGGTGAGCTGCGTGGCGAGGTGCATCAGAAGCCCTTTGCCCTTGCTCGCGCCTGCTCCGAGGCCCATCCGGCGTAGAGCTGCGAACCGGTCTTGCGGGCCTCCGCCGCGCTCATCGGGGCGTTTACGTTGATCGTGACCGGCGCATCGCCGCGCATCCCATTGTCATTGCCAACGCTGATGCGCTCGCCGTGTGAGACGCGGGCGATCGGCAGGCCGTTGAGCGAGAGCATGTTGCGGTCAACGCCACGATTGCCCATGATGCTGAACGAGCCGCCCGTGGCAAAACCTGGCGTTCCACCGCCAAACAGCGTCGGGTAGGCCGCGTCTACCCCGCCAGCGGAGCCGAACACGCCAAGGCCGCTACTGCCCAACGAACCGCCACCCCCGCCGATGCTTCCTGCCGCGCTACCGATCAGGCTGAACAGCATCTTCTGAAGCTGGAGTTTGATTAGTTGGGAAACTATGTCCTGGATTGCCTGAAGCGCGATGTCGCGCATGGCCTTCCACCCTTCCCCGACGTGGGAAAGAGCGTCAACCAAGCCGTTGAGACCCTGAACCTCAAGGTTCTGGAGGGCTTCGTTCATTTGGGCGGCAGTATGCGGAATGCTGCTGAGGTAGCTTTCCAGCGGCCCCGCCGTCTGCTGCATCACGCCCTGTCGGTCGAGTGAGTAATTTTTCTTCAGGTCAGCAAGGTCGCGGCGGGCGTTCTCCATTTCCTTGAAGTCATTTGATGTTTCAAGGATGTGCTGAAGGGCCTGCTCTTTCTCCTGGTATGCAAGCCTGAGAAGATCCAGCTCAATCTGCCTGCGCTCGGCCTGCGTTGTTGCCAGGTCGGCCTGCTTTTCCAGCAGCGTCCGCTTGCGCTCAAAGTCGGCTTGATCGAGGGCGGCATAGTCCTCCGCTCGCCGCGTCTCTTCGTCCTGCAGAACCTTCTGGCGTTTCAGCCCATCCGCCTGATCATAGAGCGCAAGCAGTTTGTCGGCCTGGGCCTTGCTGATGCCGTCCTGCCCCTTGGAAACCTCAAACTGCTTGACCTTGTAATCCAGCTCAGCCTGATACTGCTGACGCTGAAGGTCTAGAATTTGGATTTGGAGATTGTCTTGATCGACGTAATCGGTCGCGAGGTCTTTCCGGGCCTCAAGGATGTCCTGCTGGGCGCGAAGCTCGTCCTGAGAGAAATCGTAAGCCTTCTGAAGCGCTTCGAGTTGCTTGCGCTGCAATTCCTCGGCGCTGTGGTCCTTCTTGTGCGAACCTTCGGGGGCAAGGAAATTGCCCACATCAGTCTTGCCGCGAAACTTGAGCGGGGTATCAGAAAGCTTGACCGTGTAAGATTGCGCGCCGCCCGAACCACGGGCCAGTGAAGCGGCCCCGCTGATTAGCGGATTGACCGCCACCGCTCCGGCAATGGTCTTCGCCCAGTTCGGCGCCCGCGAAGCCATCTGACTAACCGCGCCCATAAGCGTCAGAATGTCGCTTGCCAGATTCGCGATCGAGCTGGCGAAATTGTAAATAGCACTGGCATTATCGGCAACGACGCCGGCGATCTTGGCTTTCAGGACGGTCTCAAGGGCCTCGATCTTGTCGGCCGTTTTGTCGGCATTCTGGATTTGCTCGTCAGAAAGGACGATGCCGAGCTTCTCTGCGGCGGCGGAGAGGTCGTTAAGACTCCCCTCGGCCCCTGACAGAAGGTTGTCGAGCTTGGCGCCCGCCTTACCGAACAGTGCCACCTCAACTGCGGCGCGCTTCGACCGATCTTCGACCGTCTGAAGTTTCTCCGCGATTAGGCGGAACACCTCGCCGGCATCCTTGCCCTTGAGATCATCAACGCTGATCCCGATGGCATTGAACGCCTTGACCTGCTCCCGCGCGCCGAGCTGGGCCTTGCCCATGCTAATCGTCAGTTTCTGAAGGCCCGCCTCCAGCGTCTCCTGCGAAACTCCGACTTGACCCGCCGCGTAGCTGAACTCCTGGAGGTCTTTGGTCGTAACCCCCAGAGTCTCGGCAAGCTCGCCGAGTGAGGCCGCATACTCCAGTGCCGCCTTCCCCGCAGCGAGAACGGCCCCAGCGGTGATGCCAGCCGCCAGCCCGGCAAGGCTGGACTTGATCGACGCGCCAACACTGCCGAACCGTGTGCGGATATAGCCTGCGGTGCGATCGGCCGTCTTGCGAGACTTTGCCGCCCCCTGTTCGAAGTTGGCGGTGTCCAGCCCAAGAGATACGCGAAGGGCGCCGATCAGACTGCTCATCGGGCCTCCTAGTTTATCTCTCGGATGGACAGGGGCGCCCCACCGGCCTGCATTTGCATCAGTGCCGCGAACATGGCCTCTGGCGTCTGCGCCTTATATTTCGGCTTCACGACGAGGTAATCGGCCAGGCCTTTGAGTCGCTTGGTCCGGTCAAACGCCACCGCGTGCCACGCTTGCGTAATGGCTAGGTCGAACTCTCGCTTCTGGCGGCGTGCAGCGCCTTCCATAACCGCGACAAATGACTTGGGCGTCTGTTTCCAGAAGCCATCTGGATCAAACCCAGCCGTCACCCACTCGATCAGGAAGCCTTTGATGCTCCACGCCGCCTTGGAGGGTTTTTGCCCTTCGCTTCCGGCTCTACGCTAAAGGCTCGCATCAGCAGGGAGCTCATCGCCAGGCCAACCGCAGCGGAGGTCGCCTTGCTGAGCATCAATCCGCCAGCGTCGTCCAGCGTGGACTCGGGATGATGCTCACGCATCAGGCCCCAAAGAACTTTACCTATCAGGTTCAGTGGAGCTCTTCCCCCGAGCACTGCCGGCAGGATGTCATCCATGCCCTGCTCGGCCAGCCCCTCGATCGCGGTCAGAGCGCGGAAGTTGATGGCGAGCCGCAAAGACCCGCCATCAAGAGCAACCGTTTCCTCCTCGTAAAAGGTCGGAAACATCAGACCGTCGCGTAGCTCGGGGAGCCGGTGAAGCGAACCGTCAGGGTCGCCGTCTTGCGATCGTCGATCGGATCATTCGGCACCCAGCCCTTCACGACGCAGTTGCCGGTGATCTCCTGATTCGAGCCGCTGGAAATCGGCAGGACGATCTTGAACGCGCGCACAACCCGATCGGCAATCGCCGCGCGGATCAGAACGTCAGTCGCGTTGCCGGGGATGAAGTTGAACTCGAAATCGCCCGATCCATAATCGACCAGGCCAGAGATAAACTCGCGGGCAGTCGAAGCCATGTGCGTGGCCTCAACGTCGTCAATCTGCGGGTTGGGCGGCGTAACCGAAAGAAGCTCATCGAGCTGGGTCAGGACGGCGCTGGCGTTCGCAAGCCAGAACTGCGAACCCAGCCCAATGGTCACATTGGTGGACATCTAAAAGGCTCCATTTGAAGGAAGCGCCGCTTCACAGCGGGGCGGCTCGACTTGCCCAAGGCCGGACTAAGGCTATCCCGATCAGGGAATTGTGTGCAGGAGGTTTCCACGCACCATGACGCGGTAAACCAGGCCGTTGTCGGTATCTTCGACCGAGGAATTGGCGGCGAGAAACGCGCCAAGGAAGGCGACTCCACCGCTAGTCAGCGGCGGCTGCAGTTCCGTAATCACCGCCTCCGCCAGATTGTGCGCGTCGGAGGCGTTCGCGGCCCAGCAATCGGCCTGAATGATTGTGTTTCGCGTCGCCTGCGGACCGCCCATGTGCTGATCGCGATTGTCGAACATCGAAAGCGTAACTGAGGGCAGCGGCTTGCCTTGCGGGCGCGCATCCCAGTCAACCCGCGTTCCGACCATCCCGGTAATCGTCGAATTGTTCAGCAGGCGCGAACGGAGGGCTTGCTGCATCATAGCTTGCCCTTCTTTCTCAGCCTCGCGGCCGATTTTTCTATTTCAGCGCCAAGCGTCGTCGAGATGATCTGCAGCGCTTGGTTCTTCGTAGCGGCCCATGCGTGGTCAAACCACATCTGCGGCGCGTCCTTGAACGTCCCGAAGTTTGTAAACATGCCCCTGGAAAGCGCGGTGCCGATGTAGATCTCAGAGAACGATTTGCCAGCTCGTCGGGCGTCCCGCGCTTGACTCTTCGTCAGTTTGGTCCCGACATGAATGTCCGTTTCCAGGTCGCCCGTTTCCTTCGGCGCATTGTCCTTAGCCGCCGCCGCGACCGGCTCCGCAGCGGGCTTGAGAACACGCTTCAGGGCATTTCGGGCGGTGGCCTTCGGCAGCTCTGCGAGCGCCGCATCCAGTTCTTTCAAACCGGAAATGCTAACCTGCGTCATCGGCTGCCGCGATGGTCTCTACAAGCATCCAGCCCCGTCGCGGGCTGCTCACGTTGATGATGTTCCGAGGAACGCCATCCAGCACGCGATCCTTTGCGTTCAGGTCGGCCCAGCTTGAGTCCTCACGGATTTCATAGTTGGCCTTGCCGAAAGCTTCAGTTTGGGCGGCTGCGGCCCGCTCCGCTCCCGTCAGGGGAATGAAGCGAGCCCATACAGTGGCAAGCGTGCCGAACGCGCCGGGTTGGGTGGAAAAGCCATTATCGCTTTCCGCGCCCTGACGCTGAAGCGTCACCCGGCGATCGAGCTTGCCCGCGTCCATTTAGAGCGCCACGCCAGCCTCAAGGAAGCCTAGTTTCAGGACGGTCGTTGACGTTGCTATGCCGAGCGCAACCGGATAATCGCCGGTGGCGTTGTCAGCCACAGGACGGATACCGCCCGCGGTTCCCGACAGGTAGTAAACGACGCCAGCCGTAAGGGTTGCGCCAATCGTGATCGAGCCACCGATGCCGCGCTGAACGGCAAGAGGCTGGTTGGCAAGGGCGCCGTGGAGCGCGATACCATAGGGCGAGCGGACGGCTGCGGTCGCGCTGTTACAGTCGGCAAGCTTAAACTTGTTATCCGAGCTGTCGAGGTAAACCACCTGGCCGGCGGTAATCGTCGCGCCAGCGGTGCCCTCAACGACAGTTGCGCCTGAACCGGCGGCGACATTCGCCACCGTAATCGAAAGATCGGCCATTTAAATTATCCCTGCGTTAGAAGCGGCGAGCATTCGCCAGAAGATTGGTTGCGGCCTCGGGAAGTGACGAGCTTGAGCGGTCGTCATACCAAGCCGCTAGGGTGACCAGGATTGCCTGCTTCACCATCTCAGACGCCGAAGACGCGCCAGCTACGGCGGTCACGGTGATGGCATCAGAAGCAGAGCGAAGTGCGGGCCAGCTTTGATTGACCTTGAGCCTAATGCTGGGATCAAGACCGACCAAAACGGCCTCGTAAATGGATGTCGAAAGCGTCTGCGAATTGCCGTCAGGATCGAGATAAGTGATCCCTGAAATTGAGGCGATCGGCGCCACGGGAAGATCGATGAAGTCGCAGAAGGATGAGCAACGCAGCACAACAGTCTGCGTAATCAGCTTCGTCCCGGTATATTGCTCGACCAGGATGCGCGCGGCCTTGATCGCCCGCGTGATCCATGTGTCGCTGTCCGTGCCGTCGATACGGGCCTGCTCCTTCACCTCGGCAGAGGTCAGGGGCTCGGAAGTGGGGTCAGCGGAAACCGTGACGGGAAGCCAGCTCATCGTGTCTCCCTCGGCCTTTTCACCGCGCGTTCGATCTTCGGCTTGGCAGGGACGGCGAAGCCCGCTTCGATAAGGCGAATTGCCTCAGCGTCAGCGAACTCCGCCTCATCCCCCGGATTGAGCATAAGGCGCGCCCCAGCGAGGCACACCTCCATCCTCACCCGCACAGCTAGGCTTCCGCCTTCTGCACTGCGAAGTTGATGACCAACACGTTGTCGCCGGCGTTGGCGGCGTGAAGATTGGTCAGCGTGATCTGGAACGAACCGGCGGCAACCGCAGTCACCGCAGGGATAAACGTGCCAGCCGACGTGTGCGTCTTGATGCAGACGTTCACAACGTCAGTCGCCGCGACCTTATTACAGTTGACCGTGAACTGCGCCTCGGCGCCGGCCGCGACAGTCTGCGAGACGGTCGTGATAACACCAGAGTATGCGTTGCAAGTCACAGCGGTGGAAATGTTGGTAGCCTGCGTTACCGCAGTCTGCCCTTGAACGACCAGAACGCCATCGCCATTGCGATAGGCGCTCGTGTTGTATGAACCAGCCATGTTGGCCTCTCCAAAAAGTAGGGGAGAGCCGAAGCCCTCCCCGGATTGAGGTTAAGCCAGCTTGAGGTGCTTGATGGCGCTGGACTGGATCAGATCGCCGTCGAGGCGGACGATGCCGGCGAGGCCAATGTTCGGCCAGTAGTATTCGCGCCGCACGCCGATCATCGGAGCGCCGACCTTGCGGACGTAATACTTGCTGAAGTCACCGAACAGGATCAGCTTCTGGCCCGTGGTGAAGGCCGAGCTCATCGCCTGGTTCACCGAGTAGGGCTGACCGAGCAGCGAGCCGGGGGCGCCCGAACGAATGTCGCCCATCGACCAGATATACTGGCCGTTGCCGTCCTTCAGCTTGCGAACCGCAGCGAGCACCGAATCGTGCAGCATGAAGCGGCACTTCGGCGAAGCGCGGTAGGCCGGATCGACCGAGTGAAGCAGGTCGATAACTTCGTCCGCAGTGAAGGCCGAGGTCGAAGCCGCCGTCTTACCGGCCGCAGAGGCCACAACGACGCCGTTCGGATCGCCCGTGCCGTCACCCGTGGTCAGCTCGACGTTGACGCGGCGGGCAAGACGCTCGCCGAGCAATTCGCCGATGAACTGCTCGATGTCGATATTGCTGTCCTGAAGCAGCTCCATCGAGACCTGGATCCACTTGGTGTCGTAATCAAACGCATTCAGCGTCATCTTCGCGAAGGTCACGTCGGCGCTGGCGTCGTCCGTCATGGCCGAGCCTTCCGTGTGCTGCACAACGGCAACAGCGGTGTCGTCAACGGTCGGGAAGTCGATCGCGTTGCCCGAAGCGGTGTTCAGGACGGTGCAAATCGCTTCGTCATACATCGGCCCCCACATCTTCAGGGTCTTATCGACCTGAGCCGCAAGGTCGGTCGGGACGGTGTAACCGCCTGCCGCCGCCGTGGTGGACTGGGCACGGAACTCGGCGACACCAGCCTTCAGTGCCGCACGATGCTCGTCCGAAAGGGCCTGCGGGTCGAAGCCAGCACGGGCGAGCGCAACGAACGCATCGCGATATTCCGGCTTCTTGAGGTCTTCGGTGCCACGAGCTTCGGCGCCCTGGTCGGGGCGGTTACTCTCGCGGGCGCGCTTCTCGGCTGCTTCACGCTCGGCTTCGAAGGCCGCAACGCGGGTTTCGCGAGCGATCGTCGCGTCGAGCTTGTCGAGCTCGCCCATGATCGTGTCGTGGCGCTGCTCCAGCTCCGCTGCGCGGGCTTCGTCGGTGTTGGCCTTGATTTCGTCGAGAGCCGAACGGGCCTCGGTGACAAGCTGACCGCGCTTGTCATGCATCTCATTGAGATTCATGGAAGAAAACTCCATCTAAGGGAAAGCGCCGTCGTCTCGACGGTGCAGAATGCCTTTCCGAAGGGCTGTTGCGGCTCGGCTTGCGCCGGGATTATTCGGGCTTGATGCCCCGAAACTTTTGCTCTGACTCCGCCTTGCGGGCAGCGATGCGGGCGCGGGCTGCGGAAGCGTTGCGCTCGGCAATCTCCCGCTTGCTGCGTTCGTCGTTAAGCGAGCGAAGGGCCAGCTCAGTGTCCTCGTATGCGGGGAACGCAACCGCGCTCACCTCGAACAGATCAACCTTGTGAATCGTGCGGGTCGGCGGGTTTGAGCTTTCGTCCCATTCGTCGTGAGTGACGCGAAAGCCGAAGCTCATTCCAGAAATATCGCCGCGCTCCAGGCTCACCGCCAAGTCGCGGCCATCGGAAGTGTCAGGCAAGTCGATTTCAGCCGCCAGCCCCTTGGGGTCTTCCTTCAGGCGAAGCGTGCCGGCCGCCGTGCGCCCAATCACCCGGCCGCTGTCGTGGTCGATCAATGCACGGATGTCGCCCTTGAGCGTTTCCGCGAAAGCGCCGGGCGCGATGATCTCGCGAAACATGCCGCCAATGTCGGCGGCGGAATTGAACAGGGCTGCGTAGCCCGCAATCGTCTTGCCCTTGTCGCCCGCCCGAATTTCCGGCGTGGCAACAAGCGCCCTACGCTCCATTGTCATTATTTCCCCCATCGGGCAGGCCCGGTTCAGGCTGCGTTCCCAGCGGGACCGTCGCCCCTTGAATTAGAAGCTCGTCGCCATCTGGCAGCGCGGGCAGGTTCTCTAGCGCGCGGACCTCATTCGGCGTGCGGATGGCGTTCTGGACGGCCTGGCTGTGGCCGGTCATCCGCGCCTGGTAATCACCGCGCAGCAGCCCATCGAGATTATGCTCGACGTAGCGGCCGCCGTTGCGCTGACCGAACAGTTTCAGGTTGCACTCTTCCTCAAAGGCCTGTGACCATTGGCCGATCAGATGCTTGACGAAGAACAAGTCCTGCTGCTCGCTGTTCGAGAAGGTCGCGTTCGTCAGATCCTGAAGGAACACGGGCGGAATGTTGAACAGCCGCGCAATCTGCTCCACCACAAAGCGGTGAGCATCGGTCATTTGTCCCTTCTCAGGGTCGAAGCCGATCGGCGTTAGCTTGTAGCTCGGCGGAATGCCGAAGATCGGCGTGTCCGCTTGCCGCGCCGCGTCGATCGCCCGCTGAACATCCGCCATCGCCCGCTTCATCGCCTCGGGGCCGGCGGGCATTGGCCCCTCCAGCGCGAGGGGTGGAACGCCGCCGCCAGCGAAGAACTTGGCGCCGTATTCGTTCATCGCCAGCGCGAGCTGGATAACCTTCGCGCCCTTCGTGATCGGGCTGTAATGGCAGAGACCGTCCGCCTTCAGCATGAAGGGAACGTCGATTATCTCGTTGGCCTGATAGGTCTTTGATCCGACTTCGTAAGTCGTCACGCCCAGCGGCGTGCGGCGAATCTGGACCTTGCACGGGTCGATCGGCCACAGTGCCACGATATTCGAGCCGGAGCGCTCGATGTAGAGCAGCCCACGTCCGCCAGTGAACACTTGCTGCCAGAAATGCTGGCGGAGCTTGAAACTCGTCCACTCCGGGTTGGGGGCTTCGTGAATGAGCGTTTCGAGCCCGCCGTCGATCTTGACCGGCCCATCTTGCGTATTGCGGTAGGAATGGAGCGGCAGAGCGGCGAGCGTGCGAGACAGGAAGGACACCGCAGCCCACACCGCCGGGACGGTCAGCGCGGATTCGATCGAAACTGACGGCAGCGAGATACTGCCGAGACCGAGAACCTGGAACACATTCGCTCCAGGCCGCTCAATACTGTCGCCGGTCAGGCTCGTAATCATCCTCTGTTCAAGGCCGAGCGCCTTACGCAGCGACCACGCCATTAAGCGTTCACCAGCGAAAAGTTCGGGTCATCCCATGGCGAGACGGGGACTAGCTCCTGCATCATCGCCTCAACCCCTTCCGCCATTGCCAAGGCAACGAGACCGTCGATGCGGCCCGGCGCTTTCGCTTTGTCCAATTTCCTGTTTCCGGCCGGATCGCTCACCGCGACCGCGTTAGCCGCGCACATCGCCAGAACCGGATGCCCGCCGTGGCGGACGCATTCCTTGAGCAAGTCAGCCTCAAGCGCATCAAGCGCTGGCGACATGCTCATGTAACCTTGCCCAAACGCCTCCAGCGGAAGGTCTACACCTTGCCGCGCTAGAGCGGATTGCATCCGATCCATCCGCCAGCGGTCGAAGCCTATTTTGGCGATGCTCAAGCCCGAACAAATCTCGCCGATGTCGCGAGCAACGAAGTCATAGTCGATGACCTTACCGGGTGTCGTGCGAAGCAGGCCGTCCCTGACCCAGACATCGTAAGGCGCTTTGTCGCGGCGGGTTGCTTCGGCAACGCTATCGAGCGGCATCCAGAAGAATGGTCTAACGTGAACCATGCCGTCTTTGCGACATGTGAGAACAAGCGCTGTAAGGTCGGTCGTTGCCGAGAGGTCGAGACCACCATAGACAACCCCGTCCAGCTCCTCGGCTGGCCCGTTGCCCGCCTTCCATACGGAGGCCGAGACGAACGCCGCCGCCATGTTGACGCGCTGGTTGAGGTAGAGGACGCGAAAGGCGTTCTCCGCACTCGGCATTCGCTTAGCCTTCTCGGCCTTATCTGCAATGTCTGCCTTCGAGCGGAACAGCCCCATCGCTGGGTTCGCCGCAGCCCACGCCGCCTCGTCGTCGAGCTCGCATTCAACTGGCGCGGTGTAGAGGTGGCAGACAATCGAAGGGTCGCCAGCGCGCTGGGCATCGTCGATCATTATGCTTAGCAGGTCGGCATCCGTTGGCGCCTGCGTCGAAATAACAATAAGCAGCGGCTCTTTGTAAGCGCCCTGCGAAGTCACAATCGCGTCGATGAACGGATCTGACGGGCCTTTGACCTGCCCGACTTCATCCAAGATCGCCACGATCGGCGAGCCACCGTGAGCCGTTGCGCCCTCTGCGGCCAGCGCCTCGTATTCCACATTCATCGGAAGCCCGATCAGCTTCTTTGAGCTGGGCACCGGCTTGACGATTGGCCTCAGCGTGTCGCTCAGTGCGACGCACTTAGCCGCGTAGTTGTAAACCTCGCCCGCCTGCTTTCGCGATTGGGCACCGGAGCTGATCCGGCTATTTAGCTTCGCTTCCGGCCCGACGATGTGAACGATCGCAATGAAGGCAATCGTCGCGGTCTTTGCGTTTTTTCTCGCCTTCGACAAAATCGCCGTTCGGGTGTGGACCTCGTTGTCATAGACGGAGTAGAAAAAATCCTCCTGAAAGCCCGCCAGCTTGACCCGCTGGCCGACCAGGTCGCCCTCGGGAACGCGGCAGTGGACTTCCACGAACCGCATGTTCTTTTCGGCCCGCGTCAACTCCGCCGTTGGCAGCGATCGCCATTCGCGGCGCTTCGGGATTGGCCCCGAAATGAACGGGCTAATGGGCGGTTGGGCGGGCAATGAGGTCGTCGCTTGCGCTAACCCCATTCTCTAATTCCTTGCCAGTGTCGCGCCGTTGTGCGTCATTCCGAGAGTCACCGCTTCGCGCGCGGGCGTGAAGGGCGAGGGAGCGGCGCAGGCTCAAAATGTCACCCGTAAGCGACTTGACTGCGCGGGCACGCGGATTCTCAACGCTGGTGCCGTTCTCTCTTACCGAGATGTAGCCCTCGTTACGAAGGCTCACTTGCTCCCTCGCCAAATCTGCCATCGTTCGAGCCAGCATTGCGGCCAGCTCAAGCTGATGGTCGGTCCACTCGGCCCGTGCGAACTCCGCGACGACATTGCGCCAGTGCGGCAGGTCGCATTCGTCGAGAACCATGTGCGCCGGCGGGACAATCTCCCGGCCAGCAGCCTGGATAATCCTGACCGCCTCGGACGGGCTCGTAATCGGAGACCGCTTGCTCATGGCTCACCTGACGAAATCGGGTTTAGATGTTTTTTTCGACTACGCGCCGCTCTAGAAATCAGCGACGTTTAGAGATTTGACCCGCCCCTCCCCGGTGCGTTCCGCAGGACGTATCGCCCATTGTAACCATCCTGAGAGATGCCGCCGATCGCGAGGCCGTCGTTATTGAAGTGCCACGTCCCGCCGCCAATGGTGTCAGCCCACATGTTACGTGGTATCTTGACTGGCGTAGTGCTGGCCGTGCGCGCGTATTCGCGGTCTATAGCAACTTGAATGATGCGGCCTTGGCCCACCGCTTCGAGGGGCAGCGCCCAATCAATCATGAGCGCTTCGCACTCTTCGGCTGGGCGTGACCATGGATGCATTGATCCTTGTCGTGCATCTCTGCCTTGCAGACCTTGCAGCGCTCTAGCTTATCGGCCATCCATCCACTCCGATCCTTGGCTTGGCTTGTCCGCCTCGCTCTATTCGTTGCTTGTCGCTGTTATGGTGTGTCGAGCATAGCGACTGGAATGGGCCGGCCCAGAACTTAGCCTCGTCACCCTTATGCGGTTCGATGTGATCGCACACCGTTGCCTGGGTCACTCGCCCTTCACCCTTGCACATGCGGCATAGGGGCTCGATGCTTAGCTGATACGCCCTTAGCTTCTGCCAGCGCGCGGTCTTGTATAGCCTTACGTATTCGTGCGCCTTCATCCGCCCGCTAGATTCCAGCCCCAAAGGCTATCCGGATCTACGCTCAGCAGAATAACCGATGCTGTTCCGTCAATGCCCGACAGGCTGACTTGCGTGTCCAATATTCCATCGCCATTGAAGTCGCCCGCATGAACCGACAAATGGGCGCCCGAGAACGTGTCGAACTCCAGGCCATCGTGAAGCTGGCCGAAGTAGAGAATATCCGAGTAGCTGTGATTCACGTCGAACATGACGCGATCGTTGGCGGGATTGAATCCGCTGATCGTCCTTAGCCCGTCGCCGTGCAGGATGAACGTGTCCGCCGCGTCAGTGCCCGAAAGATCGGAGCTGACCGCAGCCGCCTTAGCCTTGCGTGCCATGATACCTCGCAAAATGTTTTCGCTAACGCATCACAGGCTGTCGCCAGCTCACTCTCGTCCACGGGTCAGCCACCAGCAGATTAGCGTTTCGCCGGTCGTGACAAGGATCGCGACAGTTAGTGCAGTCGCGACGAACTCGGCGCCCTTTAGTGCGATCCTACCAGCGGACATGGTCGCGGTCGTTCGCATAGCGATAGCGTTCGTCGAGGCTGGGCCGCGTCGCCGGGATTGCGGCATCGAACCAGCGATACCAGCAGCGAGTCCTTTGAGCCTCTGACCATTCGCTCGGCAGCCAGCCCGTCCAGTTAATCACCCGCCCGCCATCTCGGAGCGGGAGGAACCAGATCATTTTCGCATCAGCGCCCGGAACACCTTGGTCAATTCGTCCAGGTCTTTCTGGGCGATCGGCTCACCGTCATACTTAACGCCGCCGAACCTCTGGATCGACGTGTGGTAAATCACGGCTGCCAGTTGTCGTTGCTCTCCAGCGGTTCCGCTGTGCTTTGCCGCAGCCAGATAGGCCAGTGATCCGCCAATACCCGCGAGCTCGTCCGCGCACCGTCGCAAGGCTTCGGCGAGTTCGGACGCGATTTCGGGCACCGGATCATCCTTCGCGACGATCGCATGTTTGCGGGCTGTTGAACGCGGAGGCACGTTACCTCCTCAGATAAATCCGCCGGCGCAGTCTCGCCTCAACGTGCGACACAGCGCTTCCAATCGGTGTTTTGGGGACTGGCCGGCGGGCAGCGCCTATGTTGCTCGGTTTCCAGCGCTGAGATGATACAAAAAGGGCGGGGAGGCCTGAGCCTCACCCGCCGGGAGCGTCCTACTGTCCGGTTGTGCCGGCTTCAGACGCAATTCCTATGCTCAAATTTTAACAAACGGTCGCATGGAAGTCAAGAACAAAATGCGTCCGCAACGAGAATATTGCGGAACGCGCGAAGTGTGCTACTTGTTCCCCGG